AGGGGGTACTGATCATCGTCTTGATAGTGGTCGCAGCCGGCTTCGTAACGGCGTGCGCGCTAGCCGTGGCTGCGGCGGGTGCGGACGACCGAGAAGAAGCTAGACGTCGAATTGACGAGCAGGCAGCGCGTGAAAATAGCCGCCCGCACGTTAGCCGGTTGGATATCGAGCCGATGGACAAGGAGCCAACATGAACATTTTTCCAGCCACGCAGGCTGAGCAGCACGCTTGGCACACATGGCTGCCGACCAGCGTTCCTGACAAGCACGAGACGCACCGTCACGGGTTTGCTGCGGGCATGGCGTACGCGCAGCAAGTAGCTGAGGACGGGCGTGAGCTGCCGACCAACGATAATGACCCGGTCGCGGAGGCTCTCTGCGACTTGATCGAGATCGAAGAATCGCAAGCTGAACGCGTGCCGATGAAATCTGAGCGCCGCATGCTAATAACGCGCCGCATCCAGTTTTACAAAACGATGCTAAACGAGCGTCAGCAGGCCAGCAGCCTGTAGTGCTTACGCCCGGTGACGAGATCACACGGGCATCCCTGCGGCTCACCATCGATCCACGAGAGCTCCGGTATAACTGTCCAGCGTAGGCACCACCTGGCCGCCCCGGGCGTGCGCGGCACTGCGTAGTGTTTCCGCACGTAGGCCTCAATCTGGCCGTTCGACGCACTCTGTGTCACACACACAGACACGTGAAAAAGCCCTTCCGAGTACACCTCGATTGCCTTCACAGGCACAAGCGTAAGCGACGGATGGGCGCTTGCCGTGCGTGGTTGTCGGGTCACTGTCACGAGATCCGAGGGAAACGACGGTCCCACTCCGCCCGCGCTGCATCGCGCCGGCGCTGAATCTCACGCCTCGGCACATCCATTACCCACTTCTCAGTCGGCACCTGCATGAAGTGTTCATGCACTTCAATCAGCGCGTCGAGCGCCTGCACGCCCAGCGCTTCGAGAGCCACCTGCTCTTCGACCGGTACCCACATCATGACCCCCCGCGGCATGTAGCGTCGAACGCCTGCTCGGCCGCGATATCCGCCTCAAGGTCCCGCAGAAGCTCCAAACGACACTCATCCGAGGGCCGGCGGCGAGCATCGTTCGCGGCCTTGGCCTCTTCGAGCATCTGCGTGTAGTGCGCTAGAGCGCCGGTGTGGGGTGCGGGTGTCGTGTGTGTGTCGTTTGGTATGTTCATGCAGGTATCATCGCACATTGCAAGTTAGTTTGCAAGCTAGCGCCACAAGATCCGGACGTTTGTTCTACTCCTCATAAATCTTAACTGCCGCTTCCAACCGTTGCCAATCAGCGCTACACGACTCACAGACCTGCGTCGGAAGGCCACCAAAACGATCGATGATTGAGCATCCGCAGTCTTCGCAGTGCGGGTCGCCCTCGTAGGACACGTCGAACGCGTCCGTGTACGGTCGTAGGTCGTCGTCTTCGCTGAACACGATTACGCAGACTCGTCCAAGAACGCTCGACCGGCATCCGTGATGTACCAGCGCACACGTGTGCTCGCAGGGGACACAGGCGTAGAGACGGCCAGCCCGCGGCAGCGCAGCTCGCGCAGACACGCCCCCACCTGTGCCCCTGACTTGCCTACGGCATGCCCGAGAGCTGCCGCAAAGCAGCCGTCGTCGCCAGCCTCGTCAAGCTCCACAAGAACATGCACGGCAAGGCTACTGTCGACAACTTCCACGCCTGCAGGATACACGACGGTAGGCCATCCGTCACGCGCGCATGGTAGGGTCAGCTTGTTTGCTCTACAACCTACAGGAGGCATACGTAACATGGCCGCAAAGACCGCGAAAAAGGCAAAGGCTGTCGATCCGGAGGACGAGGAGCTCGCCGGCCTTGACGAGGAGCTAGCCGCACTTGAGGCGGCAACCGACCTGAACGATCTCGAGGAGCCGGACGACGAGCTTGAGGAGGACGAGGAGGAGACCAAACCAGCCGCCAAACGTGGAAAAGCGTCCAAGGCGCAAGTCGAGTCGGATGAGGACGACGAGGAGGACGATGACGAGGAGGATGATGAGCCCGTCGACACCTTGCCGATCGCAGACCTGGACCGCTCCGAGTTGAAGGCCTACATCAAAGAGCAAGAGTTGGACGTGACCGTGAAAAAGTCCATGTCCGACGACGATATACGCGAGGCAATCGTCGCAGCCGTACAGCCCGACGACGATGACGAGGAGGACGACGAGCCCGAGCCCCCGAAGAAACCCCGCGGCCGTCCAAGAGGCTCCGGCAGCAAACCTGCACGTGTAAAAGAGGCCTCAGACGAGCCGTCCTTCAGCGCAGACGACGTGGCGACGATCGCGAACTTGCCCGAGCATCAGGTGCGCGGGTTCGCTCGCAAGCACCCCGCAGCGTTCCCGAAGGCATCGCCCAAGGCGCAGTACCGCTTCAACGCTCGTCAGGTGCGCGTGCTCCTGAAGGGCCTGGGAGTGATAAGCTCCTAAACGGAAGCGTGCACGAGGGCTTGACCGAGGGGTCCTAGCACGCAACTTCGGATTGAGGGCGTCGTCCTATTAATGAGGCGGCGCCCTCTCTTTTTGCCTGCAACAGGCCACTAAATCCTCAGTCACAGGAAGTTCCGTCCGGCGCCCGTGCTGTGCTATGAGGCATGGAGGCGGCAACGCCAATCACGCTCTGGGATGTACGTTGGACACGCAACCGACGCATACACGTCGTAGATTTCCACGATGACCTAGCCGGGGCGTTGCGCCTGTACACGCAGCTCGTAGAACACGGGCGGCGGGATGTAACGCTCCATTCCAAGAACAGGGGATTTCCACCTCCCACACGGCTACGGTCATATCTCGAGGAGATCAAACGCGGCGAGTTTATCACTGTCGAGCCACTAGACCACTACAACCGACGCGGTTGGTGGTGGTGCCCGTACTGTATACACCTACGCAAGTTCGTGTACAAAGCAGGATTTACAACGAGCGGCGTGTACGTTCCTGAACCAGGCTACCACTGTCCGATGTGTTCAATCTCACACCGAGATGGAGCCGTGCGCAAGTACAACCCGACCGCTCGCAGGCTCTACGTCGACGGTGTACGCAGGCACCGCACATGAGGATCGGTGAACGTTCACTAACCCGTTACGGGCACCGCGTCAAGTACAAGATCAACGGCAAACGCGTGCTCAGATCACGTTACGTTATGGAACAGAAGCTAGGACGCCCGCTTAAGCCGACAGAGATAGTTCACCACAAGGACGAAAACGCCAATAACGACGATCCTGACAACCTCGTTCTCTACAAATCCCGTGCCGCACACACAAAAAAACACTCAAGCAAACGACGCACACGTCCGGAGACAGCCGTCTGCCCAACGTGCCTTGAGGAGTTCATCTATCCAAAGAAGGGCCGCCGCGTAAAGTATTGCAGCCAGGAGTGTTACTACCGACGCGGACCAACAGGGCCGAGAGGTCCCTACACGAAACGGAGGAGGTGATGACAACCCTAACGTATCGGACCAAGCCGTATCCCCACCAACGTGACGCGCTGAAGTTCTTGTTGCGTAATCGTGGTGGAGGACTTCAGGTGCCCATGCGTTGGGGCTTATCTGCAAGAGTTGGGTTGGAATTAACTTCGCTGCGGCGTTGTATCACCTTGAGAACGTTCGTCGTGTTCTCGTAATCACCGTAACATCCGGGCTCGGAGTGTGGGAGAACCAAATTGCGCAGCACTGCCCCGTGGGTTGGGTAACCTCCATATACGGCCTAGCAGGTTGGAACATGTCTGGCACGTACGGCAATACGGGTCAACTTGCCTTTCAGATCGTCAATTTCCAGAACGTCTACAGCCGAGAGAAAGATCCACGTCATCCGCGCGAGTGGCTCACCGCACCAAACCAAACCCTGCTCGACTGGAATGCGGATCTCGTCATTGTCGATGAGTCACACCACATCGGCAACCCTACCGCTGTGCAGTCAGTCGAGGCTCGCAGGCTTGGGCGCAAAGCTCGCTTTCGTGTGTTCATGACAGGCTCCATGTTTCATAGAAACCCGTTTTACGTGTTCGGCCAAGCGAAGTTCCACGACGACGGAGCAGCGCTCGGCAGCTCATTTACACAGTACAAGAAACGCGTTGCAGTGATGGGAGGCTACGGCGACTATGAGGTGTTGCGTTACCGTAATCTCCGGTGGATGACACGCCAACTGAAACCGTTCGTGTACATGGAGAAGTACGTGCCCCCGCGAGCCCCTGTGACCAACCTACTGACCTTCGACCTCACAGGGCGCAACTTGGAATATTACAACGCCATGCACGTCAAAGGCACAGTGACGGATGGGCACAAGCGGTCCACGGCTCCCCTAGTGCTAACCAAACACCTGCGCATGCAACAAATCTGCGGCGGCTTCCTACGCTGGGAGGACACGGTAACGAAAATCGGCTCGGACAAGCTCGACATGTGCCGTGATCGACTCAATGAGTACATGAAGCAGGGCATAGCGAAGGCCGTGATCGGCTGTCGCTTCCTGCCCGAGCTCGCGGCCATCGCACGCATCGCACTAGATCTAGGATTTCTGCCGATCTTGTTCCACGGCTCTGTGCCTAAAGGTGACGAGCGCACACGCCGGATTGCGTTGTTTCAGGGAACCAAACGCCCAGCATTGTTTATCTCGCAAATTGCGGCCGGCAAGGAGTCAATCGATCTGTCCGCCGCGTCTGTGATGATGTTCTACTCGCTGTCAGAGAGCTACGTCGACCACGATCAATTCACACGACGCATAGAGAAATACAAGGACACGCGCACGCTCATGTATGACTACCTGATCGCTAACGGTACACGCGATGAGGTTACATACGCCGCACTGCAAATGAAGAAGGACGTTGCCGAGTTTATCGTGTCGAATCCCGAGCGTGTGGAAGAAATCGCAACACTTGAGAACAGAAAGCGAGCGATACACGTATGACCCATGAAAGACCTAGCCGTTGGTCCTTGGCTCGCAGTGATTGGCGCTGTAGACGCAGGCTGCGCAAGCGTTACTACCTTCTATGGGCACTTTGGCAGACGTTGGTCCTCGGTCGGTACGTTGAGGAGTGCGAAGAATGCGCTAATCGGTACATTAGCTGGCACGCGCCTGACCCTCTCTATATGCAACTTGTAGGAAGTCACGGGCATACGTTTTGCCCCCGGTGCTTCGACCGCAAAGCGCGCGAAGCTGGGATTTGGTGCATGTGGACGCCAATGGTAGTCGCTTACCGCGCTCCCATCGGGTCTGACCGCAAGTGGGACATGACTACAAATTGGTGGTTTAGTCCTACACGTGATCGCCTGATGATGGGGAAAATGGACCCACAGTACATGGACCGCGGACACGACGTCGAGCAACCGACGTGGGCACGAATCTCAAAGCTTGTGTAAACGTGTCTGCGATCCGCAATCCCACCTGTGACCTGTGCACGCTCAACGAGTCCGCCAAACACATTTGCTTGCTCGGGCACGGTCCGAAGCGCGCACCGATCCTGCTCGTCGGCGAGGCCCCAGGCGCGAACGAGGACGAAGGCGGGGAGCCATTTATCGGGCAGGCAGGACAACTGCTCGACCAGGCGTTGAAGCGTTTCGCGCAGATCGACCGTAGCGACGTGTATGTAACTAACGTAGCCAAATGCCGACCACCTGACAATCGCACACCTTCGCGCAAGGAGATCAAGGTGTGTGTCGAGAATTACCTTGACCGAGAGATTGCGCAGGTCCGGCCGAAGTTTATGCTGCTCATGGGTAACAGTGCTCTACTTGGAGTGCTCGGCAAATCAGGAATAATGAAGCACCACGGCACACCTACAAAGCTAGATTTCGACGGGCATACGGTACAGGTTATGCCTACGATTCACCCCGCCGCAGTGCTGCGTAATCCAAAGTGGGGCGAGGACTTCGCGCTTGACCTTGTACGGTTCGGTCAGCTCATACGAGGTGAACGGAAAACACCTAAGACACGTGTGAAAATCATTCGTACACCGCAGCAACTCAAGTGGTTGCGTGCACAACTAATGCAAGCAAAGGTGATCAGTTGGGATATTGAGACGTATACCGAGCCGGCGATTGAGCCTTACGTGCATACAAACTTTCAGTATTGGCACAGGAACTCGTCGCACATCGTCTCGATCGCGTTTGCTTGGAAGGAAGGTGTAACAGCAGTTATACCTTTGTGGCACGATGAGCGACTAACCAAGTACGAGTACACCTCACAAACCTTGCTGCGATTCCTCAAGCCTGCACTCGAGCGTACCGATTGCGTATACGTCGCACACAACGGTAAATTTGATGCGTCATGGATGCACGCGTTCGGCGTGAGCATCCCGCAGAGCTTTGACACGATGCTTGCTTCACACATCCTTGACGAGAACCGCGAGAAGAAGCTCAAGAGCCTTGCACGCAACGTACTTGGTGCAGACGGTTACGACGTCGGCGAGGAACTGCAGGAAGCGCACAAGATACCGCTCAAACGCCTTGCAGTGTACAACGGCAAGGACGCCGACTACACCTTGCGGCTCGCCAAACATTTCCGCCGCGATCTGGTCAGGGATGAGCGATCAGCGCGCCTGTTTACCCGCCTCCTGATGCCCGCTAGCCGTGCCCTGACCGAGATCGAGGCCGCAGGGGTAGGAATCGACTGGGATCGCTGGCAAGAGCGTCACGACACGGCACAGGAGAACGTGGAAAAGCTGCAACGCTACATCGAACGACGCATTCCTGACGAGCTGTGTCCTATCAACCTACGCTCGCCGGCGCAGGTCGCCCGCCTGCTGTACGAGCACCTTGGCCTTCCTGTGCTCGCGCGTTCCAAGAAGACCAAAGCGCCCAGCACGGCTGAGACGGTTCTTGTACGGCTCCAGCGTGACGAGCCGATCGTAAAGGCCCTGCTGCTGTATCGCAAGTGGTACAAGTACCTGTCAACGTACCTGCTGCCGTGGCTGTTCCAGCACTGTGACCGCGACAGGCGTATTCGCAGCTCGTACAAGGTCGCAGGCACCGTGACCGGCCGTCTGAGTGGTCAAGGTGGAATACAGCAGATCCCTCGAGCCCCGTTCATCCGCTCGTTGATCTGTGCTGCAGACGGGTGGAAATTGGTAGCCGCTGACTACTCGCAGATTGAGCTCCGCATTGCTGCTCTGATCGCGAACGAGCAGAACATGCTGAGGCAGTTCGCCAACAACGAAGATGTGCACCTGCTGCGTGCTGCGCGCATCACAGGCAAGCGACCGCAGGATGTAACCAAAGAGGAGCGCTCGCGTGCCAAGCCCGTGTCATTTGGGTTCTTGTACGGAATGGGCGCCAAGAACTTCGTGAATTACGCTTTTGAGGAGTACGACGAAACGGTGTACACAGTGGCCGAAGCTGAACAGGTGCGCGCCCAATTCTTTTCTGATTACCCCGCGTTCATGCCTTGGCACAGGCGCCAACGACGTCTCGCACAGCGCTACCACCAAGTCTCGTCACCTATGGGCCGCGTGCGGCACCTGCGTGACATCCTCTCCAACGACGAGAAGGTCCGCGGCGGGGCAGAGCGCCAAGCAATCAACTCGCCCGTGCAGGTCATGGCCTCGGACATCATGCTGCTCTCGCTGATCGGGCTGCACAGAATTCTTCCGTCCGACGAGGCCCGTATAGTTGCCACGATACACGATTCGATCTTGTTTGAGGTGAGAGATAGCTATGTCAAGAAGTGGTGCCCTGTGATTAGACAGGTAATGGAGGACACGGAGCGCGTCGAGCGGCAGTTCAAGTGTGAAATCAGCGTGCCCGTAACAGTTGACATCGAGGTGGGAAGTCACTTCGGTGAAGGGAAAGAGTGGAAATGAAACGGACCCGTAAGGAAATGGTTGAACAGCGCAAGACCGTCGGTAGCTATAACTTGTATAGCGCTGCGCAAAGCATCGAGACGGGCACATCTGTCTTGAAGGCCGAGCGTAACTCAACCGTCACAACTAATCGCGAGAAGGCGCTGCTGCTCCGTGCAGAGGAACTTGGGCTGCGTGCGGCACAGGTGGCTAGGCGCATCGCTCGACGCATGGAGGAGTTGAAATGAGCCGTAACTATAGGCAGGATAACAAGCAACGACGCGCAGCGAAGCGCGCGTGGGAAAAAGAAAGTCGTTGTAAGTGCGGCAAAGAGAAGGTACGACGGGCAAAGTGCTGCGCTGAGTGCGCGTCGATAACAACTACTTCGGCTAAGGAGAGCCGTGAAAATGCCATCCTAGCCCTGCGCGCACAAGGCTTGCTAAACACTGAGATTGCTACAGCCCTTAATAGTACTCCAGCCTCTATACACACAATCGTATGTCGTATGCGACGAAATGGCCGTGTAGTGCCGGCGTCAACGTATCACGGAGACAACCGTCATGCCTGATTCACTTCGCCTGTCGAATTCTAAGTGTGCGTGTTACCGTCGCTGCCCGCGTCGTTATGCCTTCCGCTACGTTGAAAAACTGAGGAAGAAGCGTGTAGCGATCCAACTCAAGAAGGGCTCTTGGCTGCACGAGCTGCTGATGGTTCACTACGATGGAGAACACGACTGGCGCCAACGTCATCGTGACCTCACACTGGAATTCAACAACCTGCTTTTCGAGGAGCGCGAGGAATACGGCGATCTGCCGACAGAGTGCGCACGACTGATGAAAAACTACCTCGCACACTACAAAGACGAGGACACGCATTGGCGCACACTTGACACTGAGCTTGACGAGACGGTCGACCTGCCCAACGGCGACCAGTTCAACTTCATCATCGACAAGGTCACTGAAGAGGACGACGGCGGAATATGGTTGGTTGATTACAAGAGCGTCACCAACCTGATGAGCGAGAACTTCATGCTGCTCGACTCACAGCTAGCCAAGTACGTGTGGGCGGCAGCTCAAATTGGTTACAAGAAGATCCGTGGTGTCATGTTCGATGAGATCTGCACAGCAACGCCCACACTGCCGAAGGTGTTGCAGAGCGGGGGCTTGGAGCAACGCAAAGACATCCGCTGTGACGTTCACACTTACTACCGTGAGATTCGCCGGCACGGCCTCAACCCACGCGACTACGGCGTAATGCTACGCCACTTGAACCACCAGACCGAACGCTGGTTCCGTCGTACACGCATGCCGCGTGACAAGCCAACGGTGCAGCAGACGATGCGAGAGATGATGATGACGTCCCAAGAAATCAAGGACGCAACAGAGCGTAACTATTTCCCTCGTACGGTCGACAAGAAGTGTGAATGGGACTGCGAGTACGTTCACCCCTGCATTGTCGAGATGCAAGGCGGCAAGGTTGACGAGATCACACGACTGCAATTTACAACCGTCAGCCGAGAGAAAGACTTGGAGGACACACACATGCAGATCCTGACTGGAGGCAAGGCGTGAGCAAGCGACTTGAGATTGAAGTTGACTACGAGCTGAGCGCCGAAGACGTAGAGAAACTGAGAGAATACATCGCACAGGGCATGACACCGGGCTCTGCCACGCTGCAGCTTGCGCAAGATGTTCTCGGTCATACCGGAGCACAAGTGCAAGGGGCTGAGTATTTTGACAACTAGGTCACGCACACAACCGTCATCCGAGGCGATCGAGCGCTTCGCCCAAGGCATCCAGTCAGTGGACAAGCTTGATCCGTGGGTGAAGATCCTCGTTTATGGTGATAACGGCACAGGCAAGACACGTTTCGCTGCGTCGGCGCCTAAGGTGCTCATCATCGACGTACGCGAGAAGGGCACACGCTCAACCGTGGGCAGCCGAGCCCATAAGCGCGAGGTATCCACATTTGACGAGATCAACTTGGCGTACTGGTACCTGAAGTCAGGTGACCATCCGTACAAGACAGTTGCCATCGACACGGTGACCATGCTGCACGCCGCCGCGATGGACAAGGTGATGGAAGAGGCAGAGGATCGTGATCCTGCACGCGAGAAGAAGCAGCCTTCACAGCCTATCTACGGCCGTGCCGGCAAGCTCGTTGAGGCAATGTGCTTCGCGTTTCGTAACCTACCGATGCACGTTGTATTCTTGGCACAGGAGCGTCGCGTGAAGGACGATGACGGCAGCGTTACGGAAATCACCGCTGACCTGCCTGAGGGATGCCGTGCCGCTCTGTGCGACATCGTAGGCATTACCGGCAATGCTCGTCGCCGTAAGGTGAACGGTAAGTGGGTAGATGAGTTGTTCACAGGAGACAGCAGGTTGTATAAAACGGACGAGTGCACCAACGAGCTCAAACCAATTACACGTAACCCAACGATGCCCTACATTATTAGGGCGTGGAACAGGAGACTTACAGATGGCAACTAGCACCGACTTTCTGTTGGACTTCCGCAAGGAAGAAAAGCCCGAAGGCGGGCTGCGCGTCAAACCCGGCGTACGTAAGGCACGCATAGGTAAATGCAAGCCTGTACGTTCGCAGCAGAAGGGCAGCATCGGCCTGGCTGTGCCTTTGACGCTGCTTGGCCCGCGAGACAAGAAGAAGAAAATGACCGAGCGGTTGTGGATGTCTCCCAAGTGCTATCACCGCTTCCGTGAACTGCTCGAAGCGTGCGGCAAGAAAGTACCGTCTGGTCAGGCGGATATCCGTAGGATCGGTCAGGCAGTGTCAGGTGAGGAAATTGCCGTCAACCTCGTAGATGACGAGGATGACAGTGGCCAGTACGACACAAAGAGCGTCGTCAAGTTCCAAGGTGGATTCCTCTCGCTGGAGGACGTTGAAGACGATGACGACGATGACGACGAGGATGACGGGGATGACGAGCTCGACGCCGACGACGAAGAGGAGGACGACACAGACGATGACGAGGACGATGAGGAAGACGAGCCACCAGCCAAACGACGTAAAAAATCCTCTGCCCGTAAATCATCGTCCAAACGCAAACGCTCAGACGATGACGAGGACGATGAGGACGACGACATCGACCTAGGCGACTTCGAGTAGGCGCCATGAAAGAGGGCGCACTATCCGCCAAGATGGCTAAGCGTGTACGCGAACGAGGCGGCTGGATGCGCAAGGTCGCGGGAGGCCCCTACGGAGCCGGCTGGCCCGACAACGTAGGGGTCTACCGCGGCGTCATGCTCGCGATCGAGGTCAAGCTACCGAGCAAGGAGCGCACACTCACCGCACTGCAGGCACAAACGCTCGAGGATCTCCGCAAGGCCGGCGCAGTGGCGTTGATGCTCACGAGCGTACGGCAGCTCGAGCACGTGCTCGACTGCATCGACCAGGCGTCACGCTGGGGCTTCGGTACGCTCAGGACCACACAAACCGTCGAACGTCTAGCGGTACAAGCAAGGCTACGCTGTGAGCATCGAGTACGCGCGTAGAGTCCGCACTGAGCGTGCGAACCTGTTCCTAAGCCTCGCGGCAGGCGTCGTTTCGCTACGCGAGATTCTCATCGGCTCGCAGCTTCCACTGTGCCTACATGAGGCCGAGGTGTACGACGTCTGCATCTCCGCACGGGGACTTGGACGTGAGGGCGCTCGTCAGGTGTTCGAGCGTGCAGACGTGTGGCCGCACCTGCTCATGTGCGAGCTGTCGACTCAGCAGCGGCGGGCGATCGAGCGTCAGCTACCCGCACGGGTCAAGTAACGCGCCGTGACTTACTGATATAACCATTCAGACGACCTACAGGAAGAGCATCTTCGTCTGCCTCGACCCTACACGTGCCAAAGGCGTAGAAGTGAGAAAATGGATCGGCGTCGGCGGCCAAGTCTAGTGTAAACTCTACGAGGTCTAGCGCTTCGTCGTGCGTAGGAAACGGGCCCAACAAGAAGCCTGCTCGTCTACCATCCTGTACCGATGTGTAATAGCCGATCACCGACGACCGACCAAGTTTAGCTTTGCAACATCGCTCCAACCGCCGCTCTGCGGGACCTGAGCGAAGTTCAAGGCTTCACGCTTGGTCTTGAAAACCATATCTGCGGCGACACGCCCGCGGCCCACGCCTGGAATGTTGACGATCAAGTTTCCATCAGGCTCGGCTTTCTCGACAGTGCCCCTACCTATGTAGCGGAGTTCACTTGCAAAGTACATAAGCTTGCTTGTCGTGGTCTGCTCCTTGGTGTTTGCCTGCTTGCTCATGTACATAGTATCGACCAAATCGACTTGAAAATCAAGGCCTATGGACATTTGTTCTACGCGCACAAACGGGCGCCCCTGCCGATCGCAGAGACGCCCGCTGGGCCCTCAGAGCTAGTAGGCAGGAGGCGAACCTAGCTCGAAGTCATGTGCGCGCCCACAGCGTGCGGTAGCGCTGTCTCCTGAAGCGGATCTCCCAGCCGCCCGCACCCTGCGCCGCGTGCCACACCCTCTTGCGGTACACGGTCATCTCCGCACGCAACTGCTTGCGCCTGAGCTGGTCGCGATTCGTGCGCACCAAGATGTCGTCCTCAAGCACGGCTGAACGCTCCCACGGCTCGAGCCACGGAAACGGAGGACCCCCTTCGCGTACACCCTGGAGGAACAACGCCCGCTCCTGCTCGCGGCGCGGAATAAGCACGCTCGGGTGATCCCACAGCATGAACGCGTTCGCGGCCGCGTTCCACTTCCGAGCGTTGATGAGGCGTCCAACTGTGCCCTCCACGAAGCCGGGGCCGCAGTTGTAGCACGCGGAGGCCACGGGGTTGATCTCGTTTTGGTCGAGCTGGACGTGTAGCGTGGCGTTCATGGGCTCGATCGCGTCACGGTAGATGTCGTTGTGGAGCATCTTGAGCCAGAACGTCTTGCCCTTGCCGTCGTAGAGCCTGTGATCCTCCTCCGTTGCTGGCGACTCGTGGAAGAGGTGCCCAAAGCCCCCCGTGCAGAATCCTCTGCTGTCGTTGTACACGCCGTTGACGTAGCCCTCAAAGCTCGCGATGAGCTCGACGCCGGCAGCATCTACTTCGTACTTCATGATGTCGTCTCGGCTGGCGCCAACGCGTCCAGCTCCCGTCGTGCTCGAGCGACGATGTCCGCGGCGGTCTCTTGGACGGGCTGCAGCGCGGGAGATGCCAACGGCGGGGGTTCATCTTCGAGCACAACCGGCACTTCTAGTGCTCGACGTGTAGTCATTGCGACCTGTGCTTCGTATTTATGGTGGCCGTGTAGCCACATGCCCGCAGCGCCAATTGCTGCAGTGGCGCCAGCGATCTCTGCCGTCAAGATCTCTTCCTTGTCAACGCCTTGTATCCCATGCTTTGCCAGCCACGCTGACGCCACGATCGCAGCGGGCGTGAAGACAAGAGGTGTAAGTACCGCTACAACTCGATTGATGGAAAACGCGCTTTTCATATTGCCTCCTAATGTTGTGCTATCAAGTAGATGAGGTAACCCAAGGCTGCCAGACCGCCGATGATGGCTGCCGAACGTACCCACCAATCACCTACAGCGCGCGAGCCGGATTCTCCACGCTCGACTGCCTGTACACGCCCGTCCAACGCATCTACACGTTGCCCCATCAGGCCCTCACGCTTCTCCGCTTGGCTGGACGCATTCTCGAATCGCCGGTCTGTAACTGTCTCCACCTTCCCGATCGCCTCTTTTTGTGCGGCAAGCGCCGCTTGGTGCTCTGCGCGCAAACCTGCAAGCTTCTCCATAAACAACTTCTCTATTTCTGTTAGGCGTCTGTCAAGCTGGCCCTGGAGGTTTTCTCCTAGATCCGCTTGGCAGTTCTGCTCGGCTTCAACACGCGCAAGACGTTCTCCAAGTGAAAACTCAGGCTGTGTACGACCCATCTCATCGCTGCCAGGCATATCTCGTCACCTCCGTCAGTGGGCGGGAGTACCAACAACGATACGTGTGCCGAAGTTGGATGCGTTCCGCACGAGCACTTCGTACGGCTGTTCCGTCAATCCGGTGATCGTGTAGCTGCGCGCGGCAGACGGCAAGAGTATCGTCTTGCTGAATTTGTTATGTATGCCTTTGGGGCGCCACTGAATGCTCCACGTCTTGGACGGTTCTTCCATAAGCGTCCAGTGCACCGCCAGAGAGTCGATACCTGGAGTCACAGAGATCACAGGCGGAGGAGGCGGGCCGTCAATGATTGCGAGGGCGTGCGATTCGCCGGCTGTGATGCTTTGTACTTCACTTAGCCCGACGACGGGTCCGGGCAGCGTGCGGTTGAGCGTGCTTTCATCCCCGAGCTCACCGAACTGTCCGGCTCCCCACGTGAAGGCCTCACCGTCGCTGACTGCCGTACTGAAGTGAAAGCCCGCAGAGATCGATGTGACGTCAGTAAGCCCGGTCGGTAGTGGGGTGCGGCTGCAGGGATCGGCCCCGCACTTTTCCGACGTCGGCACACCTAGCTGTCCGTAGGCGTTATCGCCCCACGTGTACACTGTACCGTTTTCGAGCAACGCCATGCTATGCGAGATGTCCGTGGACACAGAGATTACGTGTTCAAGGCCCCGCACTTGCACAGGTGTAGTCGAGATCTTCGCTGTGCTGTCGCTGCCGAGCTGCCCCGCACCGTTGCCGCCGACGGCCATCAGCGTTCCGTTCTCGAGGATCGCGAACAGCCTCCCACCGATGGACGGGTCTCCGCCGAGAGCAATTGCCTTCACGCCGGTCAGGCCCTTGACGGGCGTGGGCACGCTTTTTTCGCTCGTCGTGCCGTCGCCGAGCTGGCCGGCTTTGTTTTCGCCCCACGCCTCGACCGTGCCGTTGCTCAGCAGGGCTGCATCGTCCGCACCTCCAGCCGCAACAGCCGCTACACCATTCAAGCCGGGGACGTGTATGGGAGTGTCCTGCCCGACTTCGCGCCCACCACCTCCCGTGCCGTTGCCGAGCTGCCCGTAGGAGTTGCCGCCCCAAGTCACCACCGTACCGTTGGTGAGCAACGCCATTGCATGTGCGGCGCTGGCAGCTATCGCAATTACACCCGAGACACCAGGCACGGGGGCTGGCAGTGATGTGTTCGTGTGTGTGCCGTTGCCGAGCTCGCCGAAGGTGTTATCGCCCCAAGCGTCCACCGTGCCATTTTCCAGCAACGCGTAGCCGGCACTCCCAAGCGCAATCTGCTTGACCGTCCCAATCTTTGTAGGCACAGGGGTCGATGCCGTCCCGCGGAAGCCCGCGCCCAACGCGCCTTGTGTGTTTCGCCCCCACCCTACAACTGTCGCTCCGGATGCTGTCGCCGGACACAGCAACAACACCACCACCAACCACCCGAATCTTGTCATGCTGCTTCCTTTCTAGCCGACTAGGACGACATAGTTGATGGTTCCTTTACCCGGCGCAACCGTGAACACAACTTCTACTTCCGAAGCGCTAATCGCTGTAACCGTAGCGAGCATCGTGACGGGCTCTTCAAAAGTCGCTGTCACGATCGTGGATACCAAGAATTTCGTTTCAAGGCCATGTTTGATTTTGAATTTGGTTTCGACAGCGTTGCCCTCGATCGCCGCAACGAACTTGCGGGCAACACCCGCTGTTCCGAGAGTGACTTCGTTTTCTTTGGTTGGTGCGGCGGGTGCGGTAGCAGGTTTGACCTTTTCTGCCGTGACCGCTTCATTTTTGATCTTTTCGGCGAGGACTGCGCCCACTGCGAGCTTTTCTCCTGTAATAGTTCCGTTTTTGATCTTTTCTGCATTAACTGCTTCGGTGGCAATCTTTTCCGTGGATACGGCACCGCTTTTGATCTTGGCTTCGGTTACTGCACTTGTAGCCAGCTTGGTTTCGGTTACTGCCGACGCAGCAATCTTTTCTGCGGTGACCGCTTCTTTTTCGATCTTTTCCGGAGAGACCGCTTCTTTCTTGAGCACCGCCGTGCCAACCGATGCCGCTGCGAGCTTTCCTTCGGTGACGGCATTTTCTTTGAGCTTGCTTGTGGAGATCGCTTCGTTGGCGATTCGCGCTTCGGTGACTTCGGCCCAGGTACCGTTACCTTCCCCGTCCGAGACGAGCACCTTGGATGTACTGGCACCACTGGGTATCTGCAGCCCTGCAGCAAACTTTGGCTTATACTCAACTGTACGTGTTTGTACGGCCACGGTGTCAGCCTACAATCGCGATGAAGTAAATGGTTTTCGCCGCGGGAGCTTCAGGCCAAGTGATCTTGACTTTGTTAGCGCCGTTAGGTTCCCATGCAAGTTCGATCGGCGCCGCAGGTTTTTCTGCGCTGCTTTCATACGCCTGAACACGAACCATGTAATTTTCCAGGCTGTGTTCGATTTCTAGTTCTGTCACGCCGGCTTTGAGCTGAATCGCGTAGTTCTTGACACGTGCGACACCTGTGATCGCTGCTGAGGTCGCACCTTCTGCTGGTACCACGGGCTGCGTCGCAGTCACAGGTACGATTTTGATTTTGCTTCCAGTGCGTTCGGTGTATGGAGATTCTCCAGTGACCGACAAACCGCTCTGGAAGTTCACCCACGTCTGTGCAGTCGTGCCAACGGTGGTCACAGTTGCGGTTTGTACGAACTCAAGACCTTCGTTCGCGGTACCTTTTTCAGCGAAGACGGCGGCATCTTGTAGCTCTACAGTAGTGTTGGCGTCCGCGGTTCGTTTGAGTTTGTACTTCGCGGCGCCCGAACCCGTAGCTACGACTTCGTAGATGCCGTTGTTCTTGGATTCCGTTTGTTTCCACACCAACACGCGCTTGCCAACACCGGGTTTTTGGCCGTCAATTTCAAGTTCTTCGTTGGCTGTGGATTCGAGTTCTTCGCCGGCCGCAGTGACTGAGAGGTTCGCTGTCGTTGCTGCAAGGACGGGGTTCTTCCACGAGAGCCCATTGACCTTGCTGTCGACGTATTCCTTGTTGGCGGCGTCTTTGGCTTCGGTCGGTAGGCTTACAGACGTGAGCTTGTGGTTGATCGCCGTGTTGCCTTCAAGGTGCAGGTTGGTAACTTGCGGAGCTGCGCCCGTTCCGCCTTTCAGATCACCGGCCAGCTTGACGCCGCCGAGTACCGTTTCAGTGGCTTCGGGAAGCGTGTAGGCGGAGCCGTAGATAAATTCGGTGCCGTTGTAGTAACCGAATTGGTGTTTCGTCGTATCGAAGTAAATCTGCCCTTCTTTGGGCGAGCTCGGCGCCGACGCTAGGTTTTGTATAACTGCGTTCAGCAGTTCATTCTTGGTCAGGTCGATCTTTGACCCAAACTTGCGGATACCAGCGGCCATTTTATCGCTCCGTTCTAGTTGAGATATGCCTCGCCGCTGAACGGCGCGCTAAAGGTGATCGTCAGTTCGTCAAGACCTAGGTATTCGGTAATACCCTCTACTTCATCCCCCGCCGTGTCCAACACAGTCACAGACGGGTTCTTGCCGAGACCGTGTTTGATCGTCCACAGCGCTGACGGTGAGCCTTGTGTGAATGTGTAATGAAGATCCCCCGACCCGGCAGGGCCTTCTTTACCAGGCGGTCCTTCGGGGCCCGGAGGACCTTCTTTGCCCGGCGCGCCCTCCTCGATCACGAGGTTGATCGCTGCCGGGTCGATGACGGCGATATCCACTTCGCCGACAGCCGTGCCTTGTGCACTGTTGGTTTGAGCAAACACAAACGGCCCGGACAGCAGGTAGAAGGTCTCGCCTTCTTTTTCGATGGACAGCAGGTACGGGAAGGATCGGTTGCTGCGGTTCGCTGCGTCGAGCGTTTCTGCATCGCTTAGGGTGACTCGTATTTCACCCTCCACCGCTGAGATATTCAAGCCCATACCTTCGACCAGGGTCCGCAGACCTTCGATCGGGAACTTTACCGTCCAACCGACAAGTGAGAACGGTTCGGTGTGCTCTTCGTCTAGCCACAAGCGCGCGAGTACGCTGAAGGTTGCACCTGCGTACGCGCGCAGAGGTTGTTTAGGTGTTTGCGGACCGACAAAGTTCATGTGCCCCTCATTCCGCGTTTCTCGGGAAGTAGCTGTTATCGAACGTCACGAATTTGCCTTCGCTCAGGGGAATGATGCCTGTCTGTACTACACCGCTGGGCAGGACTTCTAGGTAGAAGTTGACGACGCCGCCTGATTCGATGGCAATCCCCAAAATCACACGTTGCTTTTTAGGGGCCGCTGACAAAGGTATTTTCCATACTTTTGTTAGTTCTCCCACGCTACCTTCGTGTATTTCACATACGCCAGCGAAATACACTAGCCCATCGCTGCCGATCGCATACTGAAGTTTGTTGGAGTATGCTGGCAGGCGATACCCGACGGGCTTGATCGCCGAGTTTAGTTCTTCGACGTCGAACCATTCCAGTTCGCCGCCCCCACCGCCACCCCCACCTGTAATCGTTCCGTAGGCCGCGAAGACTTTGACTCCAGTCCCTTCAACTACTTTCGCTTCCCACTTCTTTTTCGCGCTGAGAATGAAGGAGACGGGCTCGGTACTGTCTTCAACGAGCCCAACCGATAGTTTCGCGATGACTTTGCCTTCTGCAAGGATCTCCAGCAACGCTGGAGATGCGCCCCCAACAGCAGTGACTACCACCTCAGTTGCGTCTGTGCTTGATGGTTCGTGTTCTTCGCTGAGGGTAACTTCAGTCGCCGCTGCCCATGTGATGCTCAGGCTGGATGATTTACCTTCAGGACCGGGGGGGCCTTCTTTTCCTTCGACACCTTTTTCCCCTTTTTCTCCTTTTTCTCCTTTTTCGCCGCGTTCTCCCCGTTCCCCACGTTCGCCTGTTTCTCCTTCGGGTCCTTCTTTGCCGGGTTTACCTTCGGGGCCTTCTTTTCCTTCTTTGCCTTCCGAGCCGGATTCCAGGCCTTGTCGGCCGGTAAGCTGCGTCAGCGCGTTACGTGTATTGCCGACGAGCCTGTCAAGGTCTCGGATGGCGGGTGGGTGTATAGAAGGAGGCATCAGCCAAACGCTTCGTAGGTACCGGAAATGGTGCAGGGGATCAATTCTTTTGACGGTTTCGCGCCTGTACCGGGCATTTTCAAGGTATTAGTTTCTGGGTCATAGACGAAGGTTACGGACGTCGGGCCTGAAGTTATGGTAAATTTGAGGCGTTTGGTGCCTTCCGGAAGCGGTGTAAGCGTCGCCAAATGTGCGGTGTACTTACCTTGACCACCTTCACGTTCAGGAGGCGCTTCCACTTCAGTTTTAATGCTGCCTTCAACCATCAAGATACCTTCTTCGCCTTCTTCGGCTCCGATTAGATTCACGTTGTAAAACACGGGAGCGGGAGCTTCGAGGCGAGTAAACACGAAACTAAACGAACCTGTACCCAACAATTTTTCTTCTTCTTCTTCGTGTTCTTCTTCTTCGCGTTCTTTTTCTTTTTCTTCCCATTTGCCTCCACCACCTACAGGTTTACCGCTGCTTGGTTCGGGCGGGGGCACAGGGAACCTGCCGGGTGGCGTGTTCAGCGCGAGTTTCATCAACGGTATGCCCTCGTCAGTGATTTCACCTTCGATGCGCGCCATGCGAAAGTAATACTGAAGTCCGTCAGGGAACAGAGGATTGTTGGACGGCAGATCACCAGCACCCACAGGCACGCGTAGCTCAATCTCTTCGCCAACGCTCAGTTCTGTAATAGATGGCGTGCCGAACATCGGGAGCGTGATCACAGGGGCGGTCAGCGGGTATGCGAGCATCGACAGGTCGCCGGCCGCGTACGCTTCAAGCACCTTCGAGTCGACGCCTGAAGGGGCGAGCGCTGAGTGGGACTGCACCAGCTCGAGCAGTGGGTAGCCTTCTTCCCATGCTTTTTTCCACACGACTGCGTATGTGCGGAATGCAGTGGCGCCAGCGAGCTCCACGATCCGGTTGCCCTGCCCGGAGCCGTCGCCGTCCCATTCCCAATCAAGGATCTGCGACGCCTCCACGACGAGCGATTTGCGCGAGCCTGCTACACCACGGCGCGGGTAGGACAGTGTGATCGTTGTCGTGGGCCGTCCGTTCACGTACGACACGTCGTTGGCGTAGTCAATGCCTGTGTCATAGCCCATGCCCTGTATCTGCGACAGAAGCGATGCGAGTGTCTGCTCCTGCTCTTCCGGAATTGAGAGCGTAATCCAGAATTCTTCAGGTGTAATCCCTGATGCCGTTACGTTGATCGGTATTGAGAATTCCTTCGCCAGCGCCTGTGTGAGGAGGTAGTATGCGATCCGCACGCCGGGCGCACCGGGAATCGTAGCCCAATGATGCCCTTCGGGATCCGTGTACGCCGTGTAGTCCTGTGCCTGCAGGCGTTGTGCAAGGTACCCGCAAGCGTCGCTACCGGTGACCGTAAGAATGCCGGTGCTCAGCGAGTGTGTGCGACCTATGTTACGGCCGCCGTACACCAAAACGCCGTCGACATCGATCCACAGGGCCGAGCGATTTTCTGCGGTTGCTCGAGCCCAGTCGGCGTTACGTATCCCTTTGTCCTCGACGTTGATCGAGCACGTGTGCGGCCCGACACCGTTGAGGACTTTCGCGAACTGCATCTTGTTCGCGGGCAACTCGGCGATCGTCCGGAACTTGAACAGGTCAGTGAATTTATACGTAACCTGATGGTCGAGGCCAGGGGGGACGGTGACGATCGTCATAGCTGGTATGCCGACGCCCACTGCAACTCAGCGGTACCTGCAGTCGCTTTCGTGTCAAACGAGGAGAACTTGATGGCGTTTTCACCCGGGATCACGTCCCACCACCGAGAGCTTGACGTTACCCACTGCATGATGTTTTCAGGTTCGTCTTTGGCGATCCCGCCGGGGTAATAGAACGCGAGGTGAGGCGTGCCTAGATCTACAAGGATCTGATCGCCGGCTTTGACGGTTGGGCGTTCGCCTTCGCGTTCTTCTTTTTCACGTTTTTCTAGTTTTTCTTTGGATTCTTTTTCACCTTTTTCTTTGATTTCTTTACGTTCTTTTTCTTTGAGTTCTTTTTCAACTTTACCTGTCGATTCTTTTTCTATTTCTTCCGTGAGTTTGGTAACTTCCGCTTCCCATTTCTTGCGGAATTCTTCTTCTTCTTCTTCGGCCTGCGGATCTATGAATTCGAGGAACGGCATGCCAGCGATCGTGTCGTTGCCGATCTTCGGTCGCGCGAGCGGCCCTGTGAACACCGCGATCGGCCGCATCTCTGTGTTACCTTCGTTGTCGATCGTGACCGTCGTCGCCGGGTAGTTCGGTGACAGCAGGGTTTCGACACCTGCACCGTAAATCCGCGGGTCGGCGGCAGAAAAGCTCAATTCAGGCTTACCGATTCTTGCGGCTGCGTAATCGCTTTCATACTTCATTAGCCGCTTAAGCGGCCGGCACAGTACACACAGCACAGGGAAGTCTGGAAGCTTGAACCACAGGGGAGGTTCTTCGTTAGGCAGCACAACCGTTGCGGCGGCAACGGCGAGCTGCTCGTGGCCTAGCGATGTACCGTCCGTTTTCATCCACAGGTCAAAGAGGATGGCTCTATCTGCGTACAGGTCCAGTCCTTTTGATTGGCCGTGGTCGCGCGGCCAATTGACGTTGCTGTGTCGAATGTTCGCGAGATCCAAGCCCTCGATGTTGAGAATACCGAGCGGTGTTTCGTCGCCGAAGCGCAGGCCATTGTAAAAGAATTCCCAGTCGTTCAGTTCGGGAGGTGTGATTGAAGGCGGCGGGAACATGTCAGGTACCCGCACCTTGTAGGAGCGGTCGAGCCAGCAGGTACAGTTCTTTGGCGAGCGTCTGCGGGCTGGCCTGTGAGATCATGTTCACCGTCCCGATTAGCGGCGCAGTGTTACCCGAACTCGGAGCACTTGAAGGTGTAGTCGACGGGAGAGATGAGACACCTTCACGGCCAAGCGATGAGATCTTGCCCAGCGGGATCACTGCCTCCGGTTCCTTCTCCCCGATGACGGCAAGCGTGGGCTGCGTGACGATCCCGCCGGTCGCGAGCCCAAGTGCGCCGGCTACTTTGCCTATCGCCGAGCCTCCAGGGATCAAACCTTCCACGGCTTTGACGATGGCTCCAGGCGCGCTTGTGATTCCGCTAACGAGCCCGTGAATCATTTCCGAGCCGAGGTTCTTGAATGCGCTGACCAAGCCTTTGAGTACACCCAATACTTTCCCGGGGAGTGCTTCGACAAACTTGACGACCGCGTTGACGCCCTTCGAGACGGTGCTTTCGATGTCGCTCCACACTTTCACGACAAGCGAGGCCAAGTCTTTCCATTGACCAACCCACACAAAGTAAATCAACTGCAAGGCGATTTTGATGGCGTCGCTGATTACGTGAAGTACCGTCTCGGTAACGGTTCGTATGCCGTGCCAGTTCTGCTCCCACGCGATGTACAGGTTTGCAGCGGCGCGACCTACCCATTCGACGCCCTGAACGAATGCGTGCCACACAGGAGCAAGCCCGCTAGCAACGGCTTTACTTGCCTCCAGCAGCGCCAGCAAGGCGGGGTCAAGTCGCTGACCGATTACGACGGCAATTTCGTCTAGCTTAGCCTTGGCAATATCTGTCTGCCCGGGAAGCGTAGTCCCGAACGCTTCGGCTGCGCCGCCGATCTTCTGCTTCAGCGCATCAAGAACCTGACCTGTCGCTACGTGGTCCTTTTGTAGTGTTTTTTCTGATTCGGAGACCTTTTCATGGGCCTCCTTCAGCTTGAGCTCGGCAGCAACCACACCTGCTGACGATTTAGACAGACCAGCCTGCGCAGTCGCTAGGTTCGCGGACGCCTGTGATGCGGCTTGTTGGTCTTTACTAAGCTGATCCTCCGCGGAGGCGACACCTCGTTGCGCAGTAGTTACAGCGTTAGCGGCCGTAACGTTTTCCTTACTGTTAGCGAGCGCTTCCTTGTGTGCCTTCGCCAGTTTTTCTTGTGCTGTACGAACGGCATCAATAGCCGTTTTATTGTTCTTGTGGGCAGTTGCTTCTGCTTCGATGATGCCCTTGTGTGCTTCCTGTAGCTGGGCTTCCTTCTTTTGGGCTTCCATGCCCTTATCGACTGCTTCGAGTTGGGCCTTCTCTCCTTGGAGCGCTGCTAGTTCGGCTGCGGACGTTGTCGTCTGTGTAGCCTCAAGAGACTTTTCTTTGGCTTCTATTTCCTTAATAGTCGCGGCATTCGATTCAGCGGCTCGTTCCTTTTCGAGAGAGCTGAGGTTATTCTTGGCGGTTTCGATGCCCTTGGCGCCTTGCTCCGCCGCTTCCCGGGCAGCTTCTTCCGCAGATTTCACAGCGGCGGCGGCTTCCTTGATCGCCTGCTTCTGTTTTTCTGCGGCTTCAGTTACACCGCGTTGCGCAGTCTTCAGTTGTTCTTGGGCACCTGTGAGGCTTTCAGAGCCGCTCTTGAGCGTTGTCTGCGCGTCCTTCAACGCAGACTCGGCGGATTCCACCTTAGCTACAGCGGCGGCGTGTTCTTCGGCGCCCTTCTTCTCGGCGGCAGCCAATCCTTCTTCAGCGATCTTCAGGTTCTTCTTTGCCTTTTCCAACGCTTCAGACGCTTTGGTCGCGGCAGTGAGCTTCATTGACCCGATATCCAACTGGATACCGAGTTGTGTAAGTGCGCGTGTAGAGCCGGCGTTTACCTTGGCGAGCGTTTCTGACGCCTGTGCGAGTGAGATGTGCTTGTAGCGCGCGAGATCCGCCGCGAGGGCCATCTCACTCTCGGCCTTCGTGACGCTGCCAGTCGATACGGTGAGCGTGCCAAGGGCATTGGCCGTTTCCGTTCCTGTGAACCCAAGG